AGATGCTGTATCTATGCCTTCTACTAATAGCTTGTAGCTTGGTTGGTGTTGCAATGATTAAATATGACAAAGTATCCAATAAAGAAATGGTACAACGCAGAACCTTATATCAGATACCCTCGGCGTTCTGGGATGAGTACAACTCACTCACACTCGACATCTACTATATGTCAAACGCAAGTGCAGAAGCCATTAGGTTCAAGATTGAGGACTTTGAGTACAAGTACAGCCAAACTGTTGACCAAATGGTTTACAATGATAGGATGGCAGAGATTCTAAAGAGTTACCAAACAAAGCAAGAATTTTTAAACAATAAAACAAACAAAAATGGGACTAACTAACAGTCAAGGCGGATCAAAAGTGTTTTTAAGAATTAGTAATGGTAAACTCGTGAGGAGTTTCAAAGAAAAGACAGAGGGTGCGGTTTCTCGCATCAACAAGGCAGGTCGTGAAGTATATGAGATGTTCTATGACTCTCTCGAAGGTACAATCACAGGAGTTGGAACAAAGGAAAGCGATTATGGCAAGTTTCTTGTCGTACAAGTTGAGTCAAATGGTGTAAACTATCAGCTTGAGATGAACTTTTCAAGTGGTTATTCGGCATCTTTCCTCAAGACTTTACCCAATGTAAACCTATCAACGAGGGTAGCAATTACTCCTAAGTTGACCATCGAGGGCGATAAAAAGAAAAGTGTATGCTTTTTGAATCAAGGTGGTCAAGGTCTCAAGTGGGCTTTTACTCGTGAGAACCCAAATGGGATGCCTGACTTGGTAAAGATCAAGGTAAAAGGCAAGGATACTTGGGATGATAGTGATAGAATGGAGTTCCTTGAGAACTATGCCAAAGGACTATTTGGTACGAAGGCTGAAGAATCTGATGAAGTACCCTTTTAAACAAAAATGGTGTGGGTATATCGCCCACACCTCACTTTAAAAAACATAACTAATGCAAAATTTCAACATTGACATCAACAAAGGCCGAATTGAGTTCGTGGACAATCGGTTTTATGCAACAGAGAACGGCAACTACGTTCCATCAGTCACCACAATTTTAGAAGCCTATCCAAAGGATGCTGCGTTCTTTAAATGGCTCAAAGATGTGGGTCAAGATGCTGACACCATTCGTGATGAGGCAGGGCGTAGAGGGTCGCTTGTGCATGAGTTGACTGAGAAGTACGACCAACACGAGGAGGTGACCTTTATCAACCAATACGGAAAGCCTAAGTACAAAATGATGGAATGGGCGATGTTCGAGAGGTATGTTGACTTTTCGGTGACTCACCAACCAAGAATGAGAATGATGGAGATGCACTTCTCAAGTGATATCCTTGGGTTTGCCGGCACAGTTGACAGGGTATTTGAGATAAATGGCAAAGAGTACCTTGTTGATATCAAGACCTCCAACAATATGCATGAGTCGTATTGGTTGCAACTCGCAGCCTACAATCAACTCCTACTTGAATACAATTACGAGGTTGAAGGGGTAGCAATCCTTTGGTTAAACGCCAAGACAAGGACAGCAGGCAAAGGAGGAGCAATACAAGGAGTGGGTTGGCAACTACTTACCAGAACACTTGAGGAGTCAGCAAAAGATTGGGATACTTTCCAAACAACATTCTCACTCTGGAAGTCAATCAATGAAGATATAAAGCCAAAGCGCACATCTTATCAACTAACATACAAGAAAAATGAAGGATAAAATTGTAGAAGAAATAGTAGCAAAGTTTAGAGAGAGATCAGAGCGAGGAATAACCAAATATGGGTCAACCTTAGAGAGAAACGACTTGGATGTTGAGCAATGGATGGAACACCTTCTCGAGGAGCTTATGGATGCGTGCCTCTATCTCCAACGTATGAAAAAAGACATCAATGGGTAGTAGCGTTGTATCATGTATCCATCATTTGAAATTAGCTGATGAATATGCAAAGGATTTTGTACGCTCAGCACCAGGCACAAGAGGAGCGACAATATTTGCTAATTATTCGTTAAAGCTAAATTGGATACTTAGAGATGTTGTAACTTACCCTCACTTTGGAGATGAGGTACGAGAAGGGATGAGGAAGGAGATTGCATCTGATGCGTTTTCTTATGACTCGCTAACTGAGAAGTTGGCACTTCTAAACCCAGACCAAAGAGAGGAACTTGATGGACTGCTTACTGATATTTTGAAAGGAAAGACAATTGAAATAATAATCAAATAAACACAATGAAAAAACAAACAGCAGTAGAATGGTTAATGGAACAATATATTAAAGATCCATATGATTGTTTTATTAAAAAAGGATTATTTCAACAAGCAAAAGAAATGGAGAAAGAGCAGATGTTAAAGACTTACTTATCTGCTTGTGATAGATTAACGCCATATGGATATTATGGTGATTCAGCAGAACAATACTACAACGAAACCTTTAACAAATGACACCTTACGAACTCTGGCAACTTGAAACTTATGGCAACTATTACGAAGAAGATGAAACGCAACATGACGCCGAGTTGGATTAAATGCCGATGCTGCAAATCTTTATACACTATCACTTTAAAAAAACAATCACTATGTCCGAAATGCAATTGCCTAAATGGGGTGACCTCAACATCAACGAAAGGCACAAACTCTTAGGAGAACTTATCGATGCCATGATCTACTCTGGCGAAGCAGTCCAACACCTACAAGCAACAGTTGAGCAATTTAGAATGCTTGGGTATGTTAGGTCTATTATTTTACCAGAAAATCAAGAAGTATGCAATCAGCAGTAAAAGCATTAATGGATGACTTAGTGCAAAATGGCACTCGTATTGACTTTGCGAAGTATTTAAAAATGGAAATGCAACAAATCCAAGATGCAGTCATCTACGGACTTGATGAAGATGGTCACACAGGAGATTGGAAAATAAGTGTCGCACAAAAATATTACAATGAAAAGCACCTTGAAATTAAGGGATTATCAGATTGAGATTAGTGATAAGGCGGTTCAACTGCTAAGGAAGTACAAGATTGCTTACCTCGCAATGCAAGTGAGAACAGGAAAGACATTGACCGCTATGGCAACTGCTCATAAGTTTGGTGCTAAGTCGGTGTTGTTCGTTACTAAGAAGAAAGCCATTAGTGATATTGTCAACCAATTTAGTGGTAGTGCGATTGAGATGGGAATATATGTCACGAACTTTGAGCAACTTGGTAATGTGCATGAGACATTTGATCTTATCATTATTGATGAGGCGCATAGCTTGAGTGCTTACCCTGTTCCATCAGCAAGGGCGAAGGAGTTGAAACGCATATGCTTTGGTAAGCCTATCATCTACCTTAGTGGTACACCCAACCCTGAGTCATTCTCTCAGCTTTACCATCAGTTCTGGGTCAGCAGTTACTCGCCATTTGACCACTATCCTAACTTTTACAAATGGGCGCAACAATTTGTTACTATTAAGAAGATGAAAATAAATGGGCAGTCATTTAACAACTATGATACTGCTGACCAGAAAGCTGTCATGGAAGGATGTGGGCATTTGTTCCTCACATTTACCCAAGAGCAAGCAGGCTTTGAGTCACTTGTGAATGAACACATCCATCACGTTGAGATGCTTGAGTCAACCTATACGCTTGCAAATAGGCTTAGGATTGATAAGATTGTAAGAAACAAAGAAGGGCAAGTTGTGCTTGGGGATACCGCGGTGAAGTTGATGCAGAAGCTACACCAGATTTATAGTGGTACGGTCATCGTTGATGATCCTATACGAATGGCAAAGGTGTTTGATTATAATAAAGTGCAATATATTAAGGACAAATTCGTGGGCATAAAGATTGCCATATATTATAAGTTCATCGCAGAGGAGATGGCAATAAGATATGTATTTGGGTCGGAAAACTTGACAAATGAGGCAACTGTATTTAATGAGTCAACCAATTTGGTGTTCATTTCTCAGATACAGAGTGGTCGCGAAGGGGTTAATATCTCAACTGCTGATGCGCTGATATTCCTAAATATTGACTTTTCGGCGGTAAGTTACTGGCAGGCGCGAGCAAGAATACAAACAAAAGATCGAGTAAAAGATGCAAATATTCATTGGATTTTTAGCAAAGGAGGTATTGAGGATAAGATATATGAAGCTGTGATGAACAAGAAAGACTACACAACTTATCACTTTAAAAAGGATTTCAATATATGAAAACATTCTTTTATATCCTAACGATAATTTATTTTTTCATCGTATCTATTCCCGTATTTATCATTATTTTTATCGCCTCTCACACATTTTATACACTTAAAAACGCAACACTATGTATCAAAAAAAGACTCACAGCATCTCGGAGTACATCAAGGGAAACTTAGAAAGGAAGAACGTAAGATGGTTGCTAAAAGACAATGAATGGATGTTTGAAATGCAAAATGGCATTTGGGCATCAGAAGAACTTTTTGATGAGTTCTACCCATCGTATGAATACGTTAAGTTTAATGACAAAGGCACAAATCCTGATAAAACTAAGATAAAATGACCCACGGATCACTATTTTCAGGCATTGGTGGGTTTGACTTGGCTGCTGAATGGATGGGATGGGAGAACAAGTTTCATTGTGAATGGAATACATTTGGACAAAAAGTCTTACACCACTACTGGCCACAAGCAGAACAATTTACTGACATAACTAAAACTGACTTTAAAAAATATGCAAACAGAATTGATATTCTCACAGGAGGATTCCCTTGTCAACCATACTCCTCAGCAGGAAAGCGACTTGGTAAAGAAGATGAGAGACACCTCTGGCCGGAGATGCTCCGCTGCATTCAAGAGGTTCAACCACGTTGGGTTGTGGGCGAAAACGTTCTCGGACTTGTTAATTGGTCAGGAGGGTTGGTTTTCCACGAAGTGCAAGCTGACCTGGAAGCTGAAGGGTACGAAGTACAACCGTATGTACTTCCAGCTGTATCCGTCAACGCACCACACAGAAGGGATAGAGTCTGGTTTGTGGCCCACTCCACTCGCGCAAGCGAGAGAGCAAACCAACTTCGAGGCTTACGATGCCAGGATGGAGAGATTGGTAGAGAAGGGTCACAAACCATTTACAATGCCTTTAGATCAGATGGCATTGAGGGGAATGCTTCCAACACCAACAGCAATGGACTCAACCAATGCAACAGCGACAATGAAGTCAACACAAGTAAAGGAGGGGTCAATGCACTCTGTGACACTAACGAGAGCAATGGCGATGGGGATTCTTCCTACACCACGCACATCAGACAAGAATATGCATTGGAAAACGGAGAATTGGAAAGGGGACGATTTAGGCAGTCACATCAACGAAATGCTTGGGACTCGTTCCCATCTGTCTCCCCAATTTGTTTTGGAGATGATGGGATTTCCGACCGATTGGACTCTATTACCTTTCCTAAATGGAGAAACGAGTCAATCAAAGCAGGAGGAAATGCAATAGTTCCGCAAGTAGTATATCAAATCTTTAAAACAATTGAACAATATGAAAGAATCAACACTCCAGACAAAAATAGTTAAGCGATTAAAAGAAAATGGGTGGTTTGTGACAAAGCTCATTAGCACCTCAACACCTGGGATTTGTGACTTGATGGCAATTAGGAAAGGTACGGTCATCATGCTTGAGGTCAAAACTGACAAGGGAGTTGTGTCTGAACTGCAACAGTATATGATTGACAAGCTCAACGCAATGGGAATATTTGCTCGTGTGGTTAGGGATGTATCTGATGTGGATGTTTTTTGCTATAAACTACAATAATTATGAACTACTTACAACTCGGCATCAATACTATCGCTGTAAATGAAAATAAGCAGGCTATTTTCCCTTGGAAGGTCTACCAAGAGGAAATGATAACGGAGGAGGAATTAAGCCGTCAAATGGCAGATAATAGGGCAAAAGGGGTGGCTATTATTTGTGGGGCGGTGAGTGGCAATCTTGAGGTAATTGACATTGATACAAAGTATGAGACCTATAACCTGTGGGAGGCTATACAATCGGCGATTCCAGCTGAATTGTACAAGAAATTGCACATCGTAAAAACTCGTTCAAATGGCAAACACCTCATCTATAAATGCGAGGTTATTGAAAAGAATCAGAAACTCGCACAGCGACTACCGACATTGGAAGAAGCAAAGGATAACCCTTCCATCAAATCTTATTGCATTATTGAGACAAGGGGAGAAGGTGGATATGTTGTTGCACCGCCTACTTCGGGCTACGAAATCGAACAGGAAGGTATTAACATCATATCATTGGATGAGCGCGAGGTGTTGTTTGAGATAATGCGCTCCTTCAACGAAATATTTGAGGAGGCGATTATTGAAGCGCACCAAAGGCCGTCAACCAAGGATTATGGGGTATCGCCGTTTGATGACTACAATAGGAGAGGAGATGTGGTTGAACTGATGACGCGCAATGGATGGATTGTTCGTAAAGAGAACAGCGAACGGATTTATTTCTTGAGACCTGGTTCTAATGCCGAACATAGTGGGTCATGGAATAAAGGGTTAGGACTATTTAGCGTGTTTAGTGTGAACACACCATTCACAGTACAAAAAGGATATAAACTTGCTGCTGTGTTTGCCATTTTGGAATGTGGAGGAGATTTTAAGTTAGCAGCAAGGCAACTCCTTGACAAAGGATACGGAGAAAAAAAAACATCCTTCGGTGATAGGGTAGAGCGTGAGTTGTTTTCCAAGAAAAATGATGGTGCATCAAAGGATGATTTAATTACGATTTTAGTTAAAAAACACAATAAAACGCTTCAAGATGCAGAATTGATGGTAGATGAACTCGATGCTCGGTGGGGAGATGAGATTTGCACGTTTTGGGATGTTGATGATAAGGGTAAAGCATCGGTCAACAGATATAAGTTGCAAGTGTTCCTCACCACAGTTGGAGGGTTTAGGCTTTACTTTTACGATAGTGGGTCAACCATTTACAGATTGGTTAGGGTGAAGGATGGGTTTGTGGAGGAGGCATCAACTGAGCAGATTAAAAGGTTTATAAAGGATTATGTGGACAAATTGCCTGATTCGTTTGATGGAGGGGTAACACCTCAAGATTTACTTGAGTTGATTTACAAGGGTGCTACTGTGCTGTTTTCTGATGCGTTTTTTGAGTTTTTCGAGCGCGCTGATCTTAGTTTTTTGAAGGATACCAAGAATGAAGGGTATTTTCCATTTAAGAATGGTGTTGTGGTGGTTGGAAAAGACCGTATTGAACTAAAAAGCTATGGAGAACTCGGCAAAGTAGTATGGAAATCGCAAGTAATTGACCATTTTATTGTAATTGATAGGGATATTGAACCTGAGAAGATAGAATATTTTAGGTTTATAGAGAAGATTAGTGACTCTGACAAGGATAGGTACATCTATGCTTTGGGCTTGATAGGCTATTTATTGCACAATTATAAAGACCCATCTCGCCCATTTTCGGTGATTCTTGCAGAGGAGACAGAGAAGGAAGCCAATGGAGGAGGTACTGGGAAGGGGATATTTGTTAAGGCGTTGGGTTACCTTTTGAATATTGTTCGCGTGGATGGTAAGAACTTCAAGTTCGACAAGTCATTTGCGTTTCAAAGGGTTGACCTCGATACAAGGATACTTGCCATTGAGGATACGAGGAGGAACGTTGATTTTGAGGGTTTTTACTCGATAATAACTGAAGGTATCACAGTAGAGAAGAAGAACAAGGATGAGTTGTTTATACCTTATTCGGACTCACCTAAGGTTATGTTCACGACTAATTACACCATACCTAATTCAGGCAACCACGCTAAAAGGAGGCAAAAGGTTTTGGAATTTAGCGGATATTTTGGGCCAGGTAGGACACCAGAGGATGAGTTTGGACATAAATTATTTGATGATTGGGATAAAGATGAGTGGAACAGGTTTTATAACTTGATGTTTGACTGCGTTCAAGGCTACCTTGAGTTTGGGGTTTTGGAAGTCAAATCATCCGACAAGATTAAAAGGAAGCAGATCAGAGTGCAGTTCGGAGAGGAGTTTTTGGAATACTTTTTGGGTATTTTGGAGGAGGAAGTAGGGTGGATAAAGCTAGAGCAATTATATAACGATTTTATGACAATGAGTGGTTTTGATAAGAAGGATTATAGCGTAAAAAAGTTCACCAAAGGAATTGAAGAATCGTGTTCCATTTTAAATATCGCGTACCTAAATAAGAGGGAAAAAAGTGCTGGAGGAAAAAAGATGTATAACTTTAATAAAGAAAAAGAAACACATGATGATTTATTTTAATATGACATATAAATTGGGTACGCGATTTTTGGTCGGGAACGTCATTGGTACGCGATTTTTACACGATTTTTGATAGCTAAGTGGTTGAGAATCAATGCGGATACGCGATTTACACGATTTTTTCTATTTTTTAGGGTATGTTTGTTTTTTTTTTGGATTTCTATATATATAGGAAAAGAAGGAAAGATGAAAATATCGCGTAATCGCGTAACCGGGGTTCTGTTCACTGCGTTCACAGAAGTTTTTGGTGGCGGTTTTTGTCGGGAATTTTTGCCAGGGATTTTTGGGGAGTTTTTGTCAACCAGGAGTTTGGGAGTTTTTGGGGTTTTTGGCAGTTGGGAGTTTTTGGGGTTTTTGGATATACATAGATACATGATTACTTGATATTATACTTTTCATTGATAAAAGGTCAATTCAGTTATAAAAAGAAAGGGTACTGTGCAATGCAAGGTACTATATTATACATTTTAAAAATTAAATATGTTAACTAAAGAAAATTTGTTGTCTGTTGTTAGTTTTGTTAGTGGTGTACCTGAAAATGAAATTAGAGGGCAAAATAGGGCGCGCGGCTTGGTTTTGTGCCGTCATGCTTACTATTATATCGCCAGGGAAACAATGGGCCTTAAATTGACTGAAATTGGCCAATTTTTTGGGTCAGATCATACGACTGTAATACATGGGATTAATAAGGTTAAAGACATGATAAGTATAAATGATGAACTAACCTGTAATTTTATTGATCAGGTTAATTCATGCATAAAAGAAAAGTATTTAATACCTACAATGGTAATGGTGGCCATACCTTGCGAAAAGGATAGCATCCAGGTAATTGAACAAATAAAAAATTTAGGCTGTGCTGTTGATGTTATGAAAAAAGGCTTTGATGCTTAACATACATAGCGATACAATACAGCGTAAAATTTATATTCTCTCTATTGTGGTAGTTAATATACGATATTTGAAGGGCTGAATAGTTGGCGTTAATCCAATTATATAGGTTTTCGTAATTCTCCATATTGGCGAAATTTTAGGCATAAAAAAAAGGCCTTTTTAGGGCCTTAAATTACATTAACAGCGGTTAACAACATTTTAGACTCTACCCAAGCTGTAACATGGTTTTCACCTGTTGATATATCAACATAAACAACCAATTCGCCAATTGATATGTAAAATGATTCATCTTTACATTTTTCAATTTTAAGGCCGTCAAAAGTTACTGTTTGCATTTTTTTTGTTTTTAGTGAGGAACTCAGGACAGTATCGCTCTGTCTGCGCTCATTGCTCTGAGTTCTGTTAATTTACAGGCTGTATTGATCCTGTAATTGTCCAATGATTAAACCGGCGATAATTATCGCAATGATTAGTCGCAAAAGTGATTTATCTATTTTCATAATTTGGCAAAAATTAAATGTGATTTAATCCAATCTTTGTTAACTTGTTTTTTTTCCAATTCGGTTAAAATTGCTTTTTTAACATCATTAGCAGTTACCTTTTTAGGTTTTGGTTTTGTTTCTTTTTTCATTGTATTAATATTGATTGATTACAAAGCCTGAATTATCTTTTTTAGCGTCACCTTTAGCTTTGAGGCCTACAATTACGCCGGCAGGATCAAAGTAGCGCAAATCTGACTCGTCACCATTAATGACAGGAATTCCGCCATATGTATCAGGCAATTCAGCTGCGAATACTGCAGCAATGTTACCGCCAATGCTAATTACCTCTAAACATTCATCAAAATTACTTTCTGACTTACTGAATGTTAATTTATAATTAGTGCCGAAATAACGTTTGAAAACATTAATATTTTTAGTGTAATCGTAAAAAAGTAAATTTGAATAGAAACCGTCAAGAAAATCAATACCGGTATATTTTTTAATTAGGCTAAGGTGGTCAATGTCAGATGTGCCGTTCAATCGGATGGCGATTTGTTGAAATTCACTTTTATCGTGTATGCGCATTATTTCATTTGCAAGCTGAATGTAAAAAGCTTGCCTATCATATGCCCAAAATTTAGCCTTATTAATGCGCGATAATTGTACATTGCTGAAACGACCGCGACCGGCTGAATACAAACAGGCTTTTTTACAGCCGTCTGAAGCCATGGGGCAAAGGTTGTGAGTGCCTATAATGTCAGAAGGGGCTAAGTAAAGAATATATGTAGTTAGTTCATTCTTTGCTGTCTTGCTGTTTGTGCTGCCTTCGCTAAGTAAATTCTTTACTGCTTTGTAACTTGGTTGAATAGCTGTTTTAGTTTGTTGCATAGTGTTGTTTTTTGTAGTGTTATTGATTAAATGATATTCCAGGCGCTGAGGTTAAAAAGAACAATGCCGGCGAAAATTGCTGAGATCAAGATAATTGTTTTCATAATGTTGTTTTTTATTTGTTTGTAATTATATAGCAAAGCTATGTTAATTATATCAATAATACAACAAATATATATCATTATTTTTATAAATTTATTTCAATTATATATAAATAAATAAATATCAATACTTTATGTAAAATGTATTTAATTTTACTTACATGAAAAGAAAGGGTTTCTATATTAAAAAGGCTGAAAACGGTTTATACTTGAATATATTCAAAGCTGACTTTGTTCAGTACATAAATGATCAACCTGGCGAATGGATTAAATTCAAGATATTTGAAAAGGTAGACGATCCGAAAGGATTTACCCATAACATGGAAATAATCCAACAGAAAGAAAAATGCAACAATGTTGCAAAAGACTGAAAATTAACAAAATCACGTTTGTGATTAACCACTACAAATCAAATGACTGACGAACAATTACAAGCAAAGATTGAGCAAAGGACAGCTACAGGATCAATACAGCTTATAAAATTTACAAACATGAATATATATGAAGATCCTGATTTATATGAACAACTATCTCATGATAGATGGCTATGTTTTTCTATCGATTCATCTTGGGATCGCAGAAATGATTCTATAGAATTATTTGAAAAAACTTACTTGACACAAATGTCAAAAGGACATATAATTAATTTAAGTCCCCCTGAAGTTGGTCCAATTGGTCCACTAAAATAAAATAAGTATTGTGTAGGAGGGACCCCGCGAGGGTACACAATACATTTTATCACTTTTTATGGCAATCAAAAAAATAGCTCGACGTCTTCGTCGGGCTTTAAGAAAACGTGGTGGTTCTATCACCGAAAATATGCCAACATCTTCACGAGGTGTTGGTCGTCCTCGCAAGAAAAAGCGAGATACTTACGATATTCCCGATTTTGTTGATCCCGCTTTTACAATCGGTAAATCTATACCCGGTAATATCGGGTTTGCATTTGTGATGGCTGATGCTTTTCGTAAAGCTATCAAACGTAACAAGGAAAATGAAATCATGGGTAATCATGATTCTAAAGCTCCTGGACTTTCTCTTTTAAAAAGAGGTCTAAAGCTTTTTACTAATGACAAGGGCGTTGGTGCCCTTGAGTCACGTTTCGATGGCGTCGTTAAGATGCACGATAACACAAAAATTTACAAATTACACGAAGAATTTGTAATGGGTTCAAAAGATGCAAAACTTCAATTAGCAAAGAAGTTGTATGGATCGCAAACGTTTCCATTGCATTCAACTGAAAAAACAGCTTATGCTCGTTTATATGCTTATGCCGGTTTAAATACCAAAGGCATATACGCGCCTTATGGGGCGCTACCGCCTGCGCCATTATACACTGATATTGATGTCTTTGTACCATCATCAATGGATGGATATACTCATCAGGGTGAATATTTAGCAGATGAAGCTTTAATGCTGAAAACTTCATTGCAACCTGTTGGTTCTACAGCAGGTGCATTAACTAACATGCCACCAATTGTATCGGGTGATGAAGATTATTTTTTCCCAATTCAGTCGTTTAGTATGGATTTCCGTATAACGAATACTGATGCATTTTTACCTTGTATGGTAAAAATTTATGTGCTTAAAGCTAAAAATGATCTACCAAATTCATCACCTCAGGTACAATGGTTTAATGATCCATCATTAACACAGGATGTTAATAAGATGAGCAATAATTATATTAATTATTGGGTCCCAGAAACAATTACAGGATGTACAGGTACTCCAATTACGTCTAAAAATATAGCACCACAGGCTACGCCTTTGATGTCTCAAGATTTTAAAGACTGTTATGAAATTCTAAAAGTTCATAATCAGAAGCTAGGCCCATCTGATTCCCTTGAATATTCAATGGTAAAACATTATTCTAAATGTATTTCCGCGCAAGAATATAATAAATTAGCTGACGATAACATTCGCACAAAAGCTGGTTCAATCCACTATATGATTGAATTTCAAGGATTACCGTGTCCTTATTATAAGACAACGGCTGCAGGTGCAGTTGATTATTCAGCAATGGCTCACTCGTCATTTGCAAAAATACGTGTCACATCTAATAAGTATTTTACGCACTCAATGCCAGTAACTAACGCTCAGTCGTTATTCCTTCCTACAGGAACAAATTATAGTCAAAATTTTGTGTCAGCAAAACGTAGACCGTTATCGCTTTACTCAGATACAGCGCCGTATTCGTCATTTGCATCGAATACATCAGCAGCTTCAGCATACGTGATTCCACTGGCTACTGCGGAGACATATACAGCAGCACGTCCACTTGTTAATGATCCATAATTAATCAATTATTTTTAGTATGAATACAATATCTGAATCTAAAAAATACCGTTATGTGTTTACAATATTTCGTAGTTTCACGCCCGAATATATATTAAAACATAAAGTAGGTCATTTGCCAAGTTTTACACCTGGCGAATTGACAAGGTTTTTATTTGAGACTTCGAAAGCCTGGTCTTTTCAACAAGAGACAACGCAGGGGAATCGTATTCATTATCAAGGACGTATGTCCTTGATACAAAAAAAAACAAAGAAACAATTACTTCGAGAATTTGTTGATTTTATTGATGCTAACATTCTCAATGGAGAACCTGGAAAGCATCATATACTATCATTAATTACGGTTTCACCGGAACAAGACGAAAGTGCATCCTTTCGATATACTAAGAAAGATGCGTCACGCATCCCGGGGACATTTTGTAGTTATCCAAAAATATACACAGGTAAAGACTTAGAACTTATGGATAACACAAACCCCAAATATAATTGGCAACTCCAATTAAATTATTTATTGTCCACCCTAGAAGTATCTGATAGACAAGTTATTGTTATCTACGGTAGAGAAGGTGGGCGTGGTAAAACTAAGTGGTGTAAACGCCGATTATTTTA